GAATGGAGGAACCATATGAAGAGTATCAGGAGCAGGCGGAACAGCCCATGGAAGAGTATGAAGCACCTCAGCAGCCAGCAGCCAATCCATTTCAAAATGAATTCAGAACCGTGAATACCCAACCCCAGCAGCGCCAGGGTCAGAGTGGTGATCTATTCGCAGATGCAGCAGACACCAGGAGTAAAAAACTCCGCTATTAAATATGGACGAATACTTCCGCGACCCGGGTTCAGCGGCCATAATTGCAGCCGGTCTTACCGCTTTATATATTCACGGCAAAGCTCGTCTCAATGATGAGGGTACTCTCTCTACGAGCGCTTATGCCAAACCAGCTGCATTAGTAGCTATACTAGTCTATTTTATCATATCTAACGGCTTAGGTAAACGTGAAACCATTTCTACCGACCCCTTTTGAGTAACTTAAAGATTAATCGCAACATATGTTATATATGACTTCCGTTACAGCGTTTAACGACATGATGGGCCAATTTCTCATGGAACTGCACAAAACCTTCCCAGAAGAGAAGGGACTCAAAAAGTACATCGCTGCTTTTGAACTTATGAGATCCGCCAACGGCAAGATGATTGTCGATGGTTTCATGGAAAATGTCGCCCCTCATGTGGATAAGATCAACTCTAAGGATGAATCTTTCTTCCTTGAACACGCAGAAAATATTGATTTTCTCAAGGATATCAATCTTAAAAACTGCTGGCCCAAGGCGTCTACAGGTACTAAGGATGCTATCTGGCAATATCTCCAAACGCTATACATGCTTGGTACTACTATCACATCAATCCCAGCGGACACACTTAGTATGATCGAGACGGTCGCCAAGCAGTGTGCAGATAAGCTATCCAACGAAGATGGTGAACTGGAAATCGACGAGAATAAGCTTATGCAGTCTATGCAGGGGCTGCTCAGTGGTATGTTGAAAAAATAAACTAAGCATAATATAAATGGTCTCACTGTTTGTGGATCCAAAGCAGGTTGTCAGGTCTGATAAAATTACCGAATTTTGGCCCACGAATCAACAGACGAAAGTCGAAAGGGTAAATGCCACAGCACGATTTGTCATTTATGCGACGTGTATGTTGTATCTCATCAGACGAGATATGCGCATTTTTATATTAGGGGCTACGGCCCTCTCGGTTTTATACGTAATGGAAAAGTCTAAAATGATCAAGGGAAATAATGCGAAGAAGGAGACGTACGTTCCGGAATGTCAGCTTCCCACAGTTGATAATCCTATGGCGAATGTTTTGATGAGCGACTACGATGGTCGCCCGGATCGTCCTTCGGCTTGTGGATACGAGACGGTTCGCGATGAAGTGAATCATATGTTATCAGGCCGTATTCCTTATGGTCCACAAAAGTCCCGTTCTCCTATGCCGGATTCTCAACGAAATGCATTTTCTAGGCAGTTCGTTTCCGGTCCCGTGACGAATATTCCGGGTGATCAGACCGCTTTCGCGGAATGGTTATACGGTGAGAAAGGTGCCCCGATCTGCAAGTCGGATTCGAGTTTATGCAATGTCAACGCTCGAGGGGTACAATTAGAAGCCTTCGGTGGTTTAGATCCGACTGGTGATATGCGTAGTGGTATGTTCGGTGGAGGTAATGGTCCAGCTTAGATAGATAATATTCTCATGTAATAATAAATGGCATATCAGCTTCAACCAGGATTGAAAATTGTCGAAAATCCCGCTCGCCCCTCTGTGTGTGCTACGGAAGAGGTGTTCACTTACCCCCAGCCCAGTACCCTTAACTATGGTTCTAGTAGACCCAATACCATGTTATACGGTACCTCTCCTTTCATGGCGGGTAAGGGTGCCCCCGCTCAGTTTATCGAGACGAGTGACATGCTCCGCCCCCAATCCACGTCTAGATTTAACAAGGTCGTCGCCCAGACGTACGAACAAAATTTATTCCCTCTCCAAGACATGAAATGTAAGCTTCCTCTCAATACGGTAAAATATGATCCCGTCAGCACCACAGCCGAAACTCAGAATATGCAGTTCATGAAGCGATATCCTGGTCAATAAAAATCTCTTCTAAAATTAAGAATGGCGGATCCACTTTCGTTAGTAGCTATCGCCGGATTGGCATATGCAGGAAAAGTTTTAAGTGAAAAAAAGAAGACCGAGGAGTACAACCTGACCGTTCAACAGGCATCTATCCCTGTAATGCAGGAAGAGGTACCTAATGTCATGTCTCCCAAACCCGTTAGTTTATCCAATTTACCCGATCCAAAGGTTGAGATAAATAATTTTTCGGATATCGCACCACAGGGGCGTTCAAGTGGCGGCGAAGTTTTAGAAATGCGTGATCGTATGTTCGACGGCGGTCGCATGAATAACCTTTCTCCCGTTGAGAGGCAACAGGTGGGTCCGGGTATCGCGGTTGGTCCCGATGTTCCAGCAGCGGGTGGTTTCCACCAGATAGTGCGTGTGAATCCTGAAAATGTGGGTGCGTACAGAATGACTACTTTACCCGGTAGAAGTGGCCCGGCGCATGATATTTTCGGCGGTCGACGTGGTAAGATGGGTGAGATTGCGAATAACCGTCCCGAAAAGACTGCGTATCTCCCCGAGCGTCGCCCAGTCGCCGGCGCCAAGTCTCAGGGTTTCGGTGGACATGTTCCCAGGGGTGAGCATGTTAATGGTAAACGTGTTACCAACCGTTCTATGACTGGTTCCCGTAACGACGGTCTCGGATTTAATGGTGCTAAGCGTACCGTGTCTGCACTCCAACATGTATCGGATCCCACTCGTAACAAGAAGGATGGTAACGTCGAACAATACAGGTACAACAACCAGCTTGCTCCCGGTATAAGCACTTTCTCTCATGGTCACGTCGTGGCTCCCGCTTCTCAACTCAGAGAATCTCAAGCTATGTCTCCCCAGCGTCCGTACACTTCAGAGGAGTTGTTTGCATATGGCTTCCGCCCCGACGACCGTCGTGGTAAAGCGAATAGACATGGTAATGCTGGTCGTATGAATGTTCGCGCGGGACCCCTTAACCAAGGTGGTATGCCCACTGCTATGCGTTTCGATACCACCCGTATTGATGGTCGCACGGGTCCTCTTAACGGTGGATGGACACAGCAATACGATAACAATAAGTATTACAACTTCAACCACTACAAGGGTAACGCTAACCCGTATGCCACAGATCACAGTCTCAATGTGGCCAAGCAACAGCTTCAGAACAACCCCCTCACCCAACAGATCATGTAAACAATTTCATCTTTTGCATAAACACACTGATTAAAATATATCCCCTTATTTTAATGAGCGTACACACGTTAGACATAGATAGTGGAGAACGCGATCCTGTAGCGTATCCCAATCCAGGAGATTATGTCGTCGAATTGAAGAATCCAATTTACAACGTCTCTAAGATATCACTGGTATCGGCTCGTATTCATGCGAGTCAATTTTTAATTAATAATCGTAACAAAACGTTTGATTTTGTTGTTCATGGCACACCAGATACGGTTGTAACAGTAACGCTCACACCCGGAAATTACAGCGGTAAGTCTCTGGCGACAGAACTGCAAACTAAAGTCAATGCTGCGTTAGGTAGTGCCTATGTAAGTTCTCCTATAGACTTTTCATATGATAAGGATAAGAACGAACTCGTCATAACATCTCTATCATCGGCTGCACCCGCTGGGAGTGAATTTTCGTTTAAGTTTTATGATGGTACAAATGGATATAATTCTTCAGTGGCTACGGAAGGGTATACAACTCCACACGATATACTTGGTTTACCCGCGAGTAACATAAGATCAAACACGACGTCTCCTCCAGAGGCACAGGGACTTTTAATAACGGGAAGTATAAATTTACAAGGCCCGGATGCACTCATACTGAAGATAAGCAGTGGTGCAGAAGAGTTGAATAAAACGGTGTATTCCGACACACCGTTCTATACTGGTCGAATCCTGATGTGTGGAGACGTCATCAATTATTCTGGTGTAGACGACACCGTGGAGCACACTTTCGAATCGGGTTCACAAAATATATCGAAACTGCGTATTCAGTTCTTTTACAGTAGTAATAATCGATTGATTCCATACGATTTTAGAAACGCGAATCATGTATTAAAATTATCAATCAACGGTGCAGTTGATAAATTATCGAGAGTTCCTATGGTAAAGAAGGGTACAGAATTACAGAATGAAGAACGTACTGAAGGATACCGTCTTCCGCCAAATATTCAAAGCAGGGCTGATGACCTGAATAAATGGAATGGGTTTGTTTATATATTTTTAATCATACTTACCGGCTGTTTCTTCATTGTATTCACTAAACCTCGAAAGTTTAGCGAGTAACCGCGTAGACGGGCGCAACGGGCTTCCTGACGCGAGTAGACACGCGAGAGATGATCATGTAGACGATCACGGAAAGAAGAGTGGTGAAGAGAGCGGTGAGCGCATAGTTCATGCCGCCGTTCTTCTGAACCTTGACGACCTGGTGAATGGACCAACGGACGACGTCCATCCAGGAAAGAGCCGCGGCGAAGGAGAAGCCAGCGACGACGGAGTTGAGGGACTGAGCCTCGAGCTCACGGGAGATCGCGAGGACGGTATCGACAGCGATATCGGAAGACATTTATTGTATGCACAGATTTTATTCTGGTAGCAAATCTTCGACGATCAATAATTTTTTGTATGTATTCTTATTGTATCCTCTGATATCGCCCTTCCTGGGTGTATCAGGTTCCGAATCGGAATCCGAATCTGACCCAGATTCCGAAGACTCGTCGACCGCCTTAAAACTTTTGTAATTAGAAGTCGTCCATCCCTGGAGAGGTGATGTGTCCATTACTATCAATCGCATTTTTTATCATTTCTTCTGACGGATTGGTCGGATTCCAGCCATCCCATGCGTCATATGCCTCATTGATTTTCATATAAAGTTCATCTGTTCCCGAATACGGGGCAAATGGAGGTTCTTCCGCCTCATCAACTGTCTCTATTTCCTCTTCATCCTCAGATTCCTCCTCTTCGTAAATCTCGGGGAAATACGATCCAATCTGTTGACCTACTGTATTCATCGCACAGTATTTTAAACAGTATTCCATATCCTTCGCTAAAATTATATCTCGACCACACGCTTTAGCGTACTGTCCTGATAAAACGACGGCGTGCTCCATTACCGGTTGCATTATGTTAATTGCTGATTCCACCATTTGGGAAGATAACTTTTCCGCTGCCTCCATTGATTCGGAGTATATTATTAGCGAGCGCGTAAACTCTAAGCTCTCTTTTAAAAGTCGTTTCACTATTCAGTTTCAGGTTTATGATTTGCTCCTTAATAGCACTGAAATTGCGCTGACCCGTTGGATACCACTTCTCGGGTTCTAATGCAAAGCTATACGAGTAAAACCGTCTGAATAATTGAGTTCTCGAGTGATGGATACCACTCTGTACGGCCCTGAGATGTACGACATTTCCGGTCACTTCATCGAGAATTGTTTCGTTATCCAAAACCATCCCTAAACTGATGAGATGTTCAAAGTTTACATATTTACCACTGGAGCCTGGTGGATAGATTTGATAGACAAAATCGTAATCAAACGTGCTTATAAAACTTTCAACTGGTAGGGG